TAGAACGCCTTTCTTCCCGCCAGTTCACTAATGACATTGATGCATTTTTTGTCGATTGCGGTCTGAGCTATGACGGAAGAAATACAGATTCAAATCGTCAGATGGCGGTAACCAGCGCCAGTGGGTCATGGATTTGGTCAGAGCCGTTCACCATTACGGTGTCAGGGAATTCTTATTTTTCTGCGTCGAATGTAGGGGACGAAATTCATTTTCCTTATTCCGAAATAGAAGAGGGAGAGACGATTAATAAAACCATCAGGATGACCATCATTCAGGTAAACACCGGCAATCAGGTGACCGCTCAGGCGAGTCGCGATCTTCCTGTTTTTTTACAGACAGGCTCAACTTCCAACTGGCGATTCGCGCGGAAATCATTTTCCGGTCTTGCTCATCTTGAAGGCAAAACGGTCAGCATTCTCGCTGATGCCAATGTCGAGACACAGAAAGTTGTCAGCGGCGGATTAATCACGCTGGACTCGCCTGGCGCCGTAGTGCATGTAGGCCTGCCAATCACAGCAGAATTTGAAACGCTGGACATCAATATTGCCAATCAGGAGACGCTGCTGGATAAAAAAATGATTATCTCTCAGGTCAGTCTGTTGGTTAATTCCAGCCGAGGTGTGTATGCCGGTACCGACGGGAAAAATATGTATGAATATGCCCAGCGTGAATATGAGTTTTACGATCGCCCCGTAGAGGACGCTACCGGCACCATCGACATTAACATTGATGCCAACTGGGGCAAGGGTGGGCGCATCTATGTCAGGCAGAACGACCCGCTTCCGCTATCCATTCTCGCAGTTATTCCATCCGTTTCAGCAGGGGGCCGCTGATGCCAGTCGTTCAGGTTATACCGGCCACGCTTGAGCATGCTCAGGAACTACTGCCACATGTGCGCCAGGCGGATATTGATGAGTTTGAATCAGGCTGGTCTATGACGCCTGATCAGGTCCTGACATACGGTCTGCAGCATTCTGCGTTCTGCTGGGCCGGGCTGGCAAATGGCGAAGTAGTTACAATTTTTGGGGTGACACCCGCCAGCATCCTCACCGGGTCCGGTACGCCCTGGCTTATAGCATCTGACAGGCTCGATAAATACTCCCGCGCTTTTATCCGGCACAGCAGACCTTTACTCGCTGGAATCCTTGAGACCTTCCCGCGTCTCGAGAATTATGTAGATGCCAGAAACATTGCCGCGAAGCAGTGGCTGCACTGGATGGGCTTCCGGCTTTACGACCCGGTTCCAGCCGGGCCAAACGGCATGCTGTTTCATCGTTTCACAATGGAGAAAAAAACATGTGCGGACCAGTAGCGGTAGGGGTGGCAATGGTTGCCGCAGCGGCGGCATCAGCGTACAGCCAGCGCCAGAACTCAAAGTATCAGTCGCAGTTAGCCAACTATAACGCAAACGTTCAGGAGAAGTCGGCGGATGCGGCGATCAATGCAGGTAATGCTCAGGCAGCCCAGCAGCGACAGCGAGCTAAACAGATGGCTGGCACCCAGGCGGCAACGCTGGCAGCAAGTGGTGTTGATCTCGGCGGTGGTACCGCAGTTGATATCTTCGGCGACACTGCGCAGATGGGCGAGCTGGATGCACTGACTACAGTGAACAACGCGCAGCGCCAGGCTTACGGGCTTCAGGCGCAGGCGGAGGGTAGCCGCTCACAGGCACAGGCCGCAACCGCATTCGGTAACCAGCAGGCCGGACTGACCCTTCTAAATGGCGCGCTGGGTGCTTATGGTGCTTACAGCTCTCTGGCCGGATCTTCGCTTACGGCATCCAGCGCCAGCAGCGCAGGCGGTGCCGGTAATTCTGGCAGCATGTTTGGCTCTCTGAAAAATTCGTCATATGGCAGCAACAGCTTCACATTTTAAGGACTGATCACCATGCCAACGGTACCAACGTACAATTCCCGACAGACAGTTGACCAGGGGCTGCCAGCGCCACAGGTCAGCGTTCAGACTAATCCCGATACGTTCGGTGCCGGGCTGGGTGAAGTAGGCTCGCGTATTGCTGGGATATTTGCTCAGGAACAACACAAAGCCAACGTCGCACAGACGCAGGATGCCGTGCTTCAGTTCCAGTCCTTTGCCGATGATCAGTTCAACAACACTGATTCTGGCTTGTACACCAAGCAGGGCAAAAACGCTGTCGGTCAGTCTGAGGCAGTGCTGAATAACATCCGCGGCAAAGCAGATGAGCTGGCACAACAGGTGCCTGAAGCCATGCGCCGGGATTTCATGCAGCAGATCAACCAGGCCGGAATGCAGTACAAGCGCCAGGCTAACACGTATGAAATCGGCCAGGTCCGCCAGTACGAGGAGGGACAGTTTAAAGCCTTGCAGGAATCGACGGTCACTGCAGCGCAGGGCCAGTACAATGATCCGCAGGCTTTCACCTCAACTGTTAAGCAGGGATTTACTGCGATTGACCAGTTCGCTGAGGCACATGGCTGGAGCGAAGAGGAGCGGGCAAACGCCAAAAACCAGCTCAAAGAGCGTTCTGCTGATGGCGCATTATCGGCAGCGGCTAACCAGAACTATATGGACTTCATCGCCGCTAATGGCGAGCCGGGCGACTATGATGGTGCCGTGCGGGTAAGCGGCAGCACCGGTGATGCACGCGGGCTGCGTAATAACAACCCGGGCAACATTGAAGCGGGACCGAATAACTGGGAAGGGCAGGCGGGCAGTGATGGCCGGTTTGCCAAATTCGTCACACCTGAACACGGGATCCGCGCGCTGGGTAAAAACCTGCTGGCGTATGGTGATAAGGGCTTCGACACGGTTAATGAGATCGTCAACCGCTGGGCGCCGGCCTCGGATGGTAATAACACCACTGCCTATGTGAAGGCGTTGTGTGAACAGCTGAGCGTAAAGCCTGATGATCAGCTCAATCTCAGCGATCTGAACGTGCTGAAAAAGCTGAGTGCCGGAATTGTTAAGCATGAAAATGGCAGCATACCTTACAGCGACAGTCAGCTTGATACCGGCCTTCGCGCCGCGCTGGGTCTGACAGCACTGGACAGCCCTAAGCGATATACCGGCAATGTTGCGTTTGATGCTGCCAGCACCCAGGCGCAGGCTTCGTATCTGCGGCAGGCTAAGTCACTTCAGGGCGAGGCCCGAACGCAGCTTAAGGCGCAGCTGACGGACGTCATCAGCGATGCCAAAGCCTCATACCTGAAGGGCGTTGAGTATCCGAATCCGCCTAGCCAGGCGCAGCTGATTTCAGCCTACGGTTATCGTGAAGGTAATCAGCGCTTTGCCGATCTGGAAAATCAGCGTGTGGCCGGTCAGTACATCGGCTCATTCCGCAACATACCGAGCAGTAGCATCACCAGCTACGTGGCAGACCTGAAAACGCAACTTGGTACCGGTGAAGGGTTCGCCGGTCGCGCCGATGCCTTTGATCATGTCGAGGCAGCGGCGAAACAGGTAATCAGCCTGCGTGAGTCAAACCCGTATCAGGCTGCGTTAGATATGGGCGCGTATAAACCGATCGCCAGCACTAACCCGGCTGATATCACCAGCGAAATTAAAAACCGCACGGCGGCAACGGAGCAGCTGAAATCGCTGGGCATTAACGCGCCCATTCTGTCGAAGGAGGAAGCAGCCTCAATCAGCGAGCGCGTGCGTGGCACTACCGATGTGAACCAGTCTATCAGTCTGTTGCAGTCATTTGGTCGTGGTCTTCAGCCGCAGGCGTTACGCAGCGTTGCAGCTTCAATCGCGCCTGACAGCGCCGCCACGGCTTACTCAGCGCTTATCCTCGGCACGGATGACAATCAGTACAACAACCGTTCCCCGTCGATTCCGTATAGTCAGTTCGTGGCCTATAAGCCGACCATGAACAAATACGAGGTTGCCAAAACAATTTTGCAGGGTGATCAGCTGATCAACCCGACGAAAGCGCAAAAGGATGCGGGTATCAGCGCGGTTAAATTGCCTGCCGATGACAAGCTGAAACAGACCTTTGATGACGAAATCGGTAATGCATTTTCTCATAACCCGCAGGCGCGCCAGATGGCCTGGTCAATTTACAAGTCGGCCTATGCGGGGCTTGCCTACACCAGCGGCGACAGCGATGGCGTCAACACCAAATCCGTTGATAGCGATATTGCAGAGAAAGCAATCCAGATGGCAACAGGCGGCGTTATCAAAGGGTTCAATGGTGGTGATGTCGTGATGCCATTCGGCATGGACAAGACCACGTTCAAAGACCGATACACTGCAGCCGCTGGTGACGCGCTTAAATCCGCGGGCCTTAATCCGGCCAGCCAGTCAAACTTTGTTCCGGTGAATGTAGGTGACAGTCAGTACCGGCTGGTGACCGGCAGCGGGCGCTGGGCTACAGATCCTAAAACCGGTGCGCCAATTACAGTGAGGCTTCAGTAATGTCAGACTTATTTTCACTGGCACCGGAAGGGCAGGCATGGGCTGATGAACAGGCCGCGAGTAAGCAGGCACAGCCTGATGATTATGATCCGCGCTGGTACGCAGGTAGCGGATCGGCTCTGTTCCGTGGAGCTGCAGAAGGCACAGTTGGCCTGTTGCAGACCGGGGTTGAGGCGGCAAAGCTGTCACCTACTTACAGTGCACTGCGTGGTGACCTTCCGGAACTGGATGAGATTGTTGACCAGAATTTTACTGCTGTGCAGAAGTCGCTAAATGACGCGCGCAACGCGGTAAAGCCAGCACCAAACAGCCAGGGTATAGCAGCAGACATTCTGGAAGGTCTGGGCACCTTCGCTCCGGCAATCGCAGCAACCGCCGTGGCGGGGCCGGTTGCAGGTGGCGCGGTCGCGTTCGGCAGCAGTTACGAGTCAACACGGCAGGACTTTCTGGCAAAAGGCGTCAATGAAGACACCGCCGGAACCCTGGCGCTTGAGCAGGCGGGCGCGAATGCGCTGGGCATGGCCTTGCCCGCTGGCGTCGGCGGCAGGCTGGCGACACGTCTCCTATCCGGCATAGGCATCAACACCGGATTTGGTGCGGCTAACCGCTTTGCGCTGGGTGAGACGCTGGAAGACAACGGCTATGACGAACTGGCAAAACAGTATCGCGTCTGGGATAAGCAGGCTCTGCTGGTGGATGGTGTGCTGGGTGCCGCGTTCGGCGGCGTGCATCATCTGACAGCACAGCGCGCTGATACGCCGCTGGCTGATCCGGCTCCGGTCCCAGCTGAGTCACCAGCAAATCCCACAGCAGAAGTGGACCCGCCGATCCGTGATGGAATAGCCGCGGCTGCTGATGCACCTGTTATGGGCGATGCGCCGGCAGCGGGTGAACCTGCAACGCCCACCTATGAATCCCGGGTTGCTGAATTGCAGGATTTAGCCGGACAGATCGTCAATCGTGGAGACAGAAAGGCGCTTTCTCAGGAAGTGCATGACCTGCAATACCAGCATGACCAGGCTACCGATCAGCTTCAGGAGCTGAAAAACACGCCATTAAGCGGCAGCGGAAAGGCACTATCACAGGCACGCGCGCAGCGCACCGCGCAGGTAAACGAACTGGATATGCGTATCGGTCTGTTGAAAGAGCAGATTGATCAGCGCGGCGCCACACTGGCAGACAGCAGCCCGGGCGGCAGATTCTATGAAGCCCGTTCTGACCTGTCGCGCATTGAGCAGGGTCTCATCCCGGATAGCATGCGCGGACTGGTGCCGGAGGCGCAGATCAAACCGAGTGATGTGGATGCAGCGCACGTCATGAATGAGGGGCTTTATTACGATCTGGAGTCATCGCCTGTTGTTCACTCCGGTAATGAAAGCCTTAACAGCCATGTGGCTGCGATGGACCAGGCGTCACGCCAGTTGCTGTCAGGTGAGCCGGTCAACGTCTCTGCTCAGATCCGAGGGCTGGACGGTATTGCGCGGCCCGATGCGATAGCTACCGGTGAGGCACAGCGCGCAGAGCTTAGCGCGGCCTACCGCGAAAACGGTATAGCCGAAACCATGCCGCAGAACGCTGAACCGTCTATTCCGCTTGTCCGTGAGGGTAGTGCTTTTGCTGGCGGTCGATCTGCGGAAAATGCAGCGCCTGAGCAAATCAGCACTGACCCGGTTACCGGCGAGTCGATTTCATCAAACAGCTATGACCTGATGGCAGCGCGTGACATGTCACAGGCTAATACAGACATCATGATTGCGCACCCTGACACCGGGGAGCCTGTAAGCCTGGCGCAGGCGCTGGCCGATCTTGATAATCAGATTGCTACTGTGCAGAAAGAATCGAAAATTTATAGCGTGGCCGCAACCTGCTTCCTGAGGAATCCATAATGAAACAAGCCTGTGTTGATGCCATCACCCAGACGCTGGGCCGCCAGCCGCTGGCATCTGAACTAAAAAATATTGAAGATCTGATCAGCGACTCAGTACGTCAGGTATCGCGCATGAACGCACGCGCCGGTAAGAGCGGCTTCCCCGACGCTGACACCTACAAGCAGGCTGCGGATCTCGCGGCACGCCGGGTTGTGCATGACGTGTTCAAAAAGCGGCAGCGCCTGGCACAGAACGCAATCGCTATTAACAACGTCACCGAAACGCTGAACCGTAATGTTCCGCTATCGGAGCAAACACCAAAGAACCTCACCCAGTTTATTTTCTCCGGCCGCCGCGTCGCTGATGGCAAAGAAATCGATGTTGTCTCAGCCGAAGAGCTGGCGACTGGTGCTTTTCAGGACTGGTCACGCCAACTCAGCGCCGAAATGACTGCGGCGGGCGGTGATGTGCAGAAGTTCTTTGAGCAGGCTCAGGCGCTGGGTGAGCAGCGCTTTCGCAACATGTTTGATCAGCGCGTGGGTAAATCATCTCAGTTACAGCTGCTGAAAGAAATTTATGGTGAAGACACAGGTAACCCGGCGGCGAAGAAGATCGCCAGCATCTGGTCAGACGTAACCTCACGCGCCCGGCAGGAGATGAACGACAGCGGCTTTGACATCGGCCAGCGCGATGACTGGCACCTTCCCTATGTTGATGACACGGATCTGGTGCGCGCAGCCGGGCGCGAGGAATGGCTGGCCACGTTGCCACTGGCAGAGCGTACGCAGGCCCGCCTGGCCGGTCGTATGCCTCCCGGCGACTGGGCGCGCCGCGCTTGGGTGGATGACATTTACAACACGCAGGACCGGTCGCAGTTCGTTAATCCGGACGGCACCCCTATGAATGATGTGCAGTACCGTGAAGCACTTGAGTACATTTTCGAAACCAAAGCCACTGATGGTGCACAGAAACTCGATCCCGGTGCTTTCGCTGGCAGCGGCGGGCTAAAAAATCGCGGCTCGCAGAGCAGGGTGCTGGCCTTTAAGGATGCCGAAAGCCACTTCGGATACATGGAAAAATACACTCAGCAGCCGGTGGTTGGCGTGATGATGGGTCACCTGCAGTCAGCATCGCGTGATTTGGGCGTGGTAAAAGCATTCGGCCCTGACGCAGCAACCAACTTCAAGCTGATCGCCGATCGCGTTTACCAGAATGCTGTGAAAATCGATGGGGCTGGTCATCCGATTGTTGAGATGAACAAAGAGCGCGAGCTGGTACAGCGCATGTTCGACTCCATGGCCGGGCTGAACGGCGTGAACAGCACCAGCGTATTCTCGTCGGCGGTGGGCGGACTGCGTAACCTGATGACATCTGCAATGCTCGGATCCAGCGTCATCACGGCAACATCGGATCAGGCAGTCATGCGCGCTGCAGCGCAGGCGCTGGGCTTTGACCGTAACGGCATGCGCCTCTCTGCTACCACAATCCGTAACCTGTTCAGCGGCGATGCGAAACGAGCCAATGCCGAATTAGGTTTATTGGTTGATGCTCACTCAGCAGTGATCGCTAAGATGGGAGGCTTCGATTTGACACGCGGCATCACTGGTTGGTTTGCTGAGAAAACGCTTAAATGGTCCGGGCTGATTGCTATGGATAGGGCAAACAAAGCAGCGTTCGGGCTATTGATGTATAAAAACATCGGAGAGCTGACGCGGCGCTATTCCACCCTGGATGCGCTTAAAGGGTCAGATAAAGCCTTATTGTCATCAAAAGGCTGGAGCGCTGAAGACTGGGCAATTATGAATGCTGCAGAGCTGAAGCCCCTTACCGCCGGCGGCCACATGGGCATGACGCCGGATGCAATTTACTCAGTACCCGATGAGAAGATCAGGCAGATACTTGCAGGGCAGATTGATCGCGTGCGCGCTGGTGCTGATGAGGCGCTGGCGAACTTGGGGGCCATGACAGATAGTCGCGCTGCGAATCTCCGCCAGGCCTATGATTCAGAGGTTGAACAGACCATCAGCCGCATGGTACGCAATGCGCGCGCCGAGGCGGCACAGAAGCTGCTGGGTGTGACGCACGGAGAAATGACCCAGGCTATTACAACAGCGACCGGCATCGATACCTACGCGCGCGATCAGGGCGGCGAGCTGTATAAGAGCTTTATGCTTTTCAAAACGACGCCGTTTGCAGGTTTCCGTCAGATGGTCACCCGGGCACAAAACCTTGACGGCGTTCCTGCGCTGAAGTTTCTGGCAGCGTACATCGGCGGCACGACCCTCACAGGCATGTTTGCCAATCAGCTTAATGCGCTTTTATCAGGCAACGATCCTATCGACATGACAAAGCCAGGGGCATGGGTAGGCGCTACACTCAAAGGTGGCGGCTTCGGTATTTACGGTGACTTCCTGTTTCAGGACCATACTCAGTATGGTTCGAGCATCGCAGCAACACTTGGCGGACCAAGCCTGGGCTTGGCTGAGTCGCTGATGAAGCTGCTGATCACCAACCCACAGAAGGCCATGCAGGGTGAAGAAACATCATTCGGTGCTGACGCAATCAAAACCGCCAGGATGATTACCCCGTTTGCTAATCTGTGGTATACGAAAGCCGTAACGAATCACCTGATCCTGCAGCAGTTGCAGGAAATGGCCAACCCGGGTTACAACGACCGGGTGCGGGACAGGGCACAAAATCAGTTTGATGTAACAAGCTGGTGGAATCCTGGCGACACTGAGCCGCGCCGTGCTCCAGATTTGGGAAAGGCCGTGGGGGATTAGTGGAGATAATTTTAAAGCTGGCTATTGTAGCGGGTTGGTTCTTCGCAGTTGTTGCTTCTGCAATAGCATGCTGGTCTGTGATTATCTGGCTTCTGAATCGGAAAATCATCAATGAAAAAGGGGCTGCAGCAATCTGTTTTACCGTTCTTTTCGCGGCAATATTAGCCTGCACAAAATATAGATAAGCCCGCACTGCGGGCTTTTTTGTTACCGTTAGAGTAACTTTTATGAGCGATTACGCTGGCAGGTAATAGATATCACGTTTTTTCGATGCAAGCCTTCATGTACTCAAGGTGAGTAATCATGTCAGCCTTAACTTTCTTTGTGGATGAAACATAGTTAAACAAAGCGTTAACTTCGTCTCTTGCCCCGCCCACACTGTTTCCCTGTCTTTCCAGATCCTCAAGTAACCGAATGATTTTAGAGTCCTGAGGTAATCTGGTAATCCCTTCATCGCTGTACAGTTTTTCTGTATACGCATCGTTGCTCGGGTAATGATATTCACTGCCATATTTCATAGCGTTCGCCCTCCTGATTAGACTGTATATATATCCAGTAAATTGCGCAAGTTTTTGGCTGTAAACGTAACAAAAAATATTAACGCATAAACTGGAAACAGCAGTTACCAATTATCCATTTATGCATTGATTGCTGTAAACTGAGGTCATATTTCAGCCTGGAGTCACCTTCATGACCGTATCTACAGTTATTAACCGCGAGCAATACACGGGGAACGGCACAACCGCTGATTTCCCTTTCCGTTTCCGGCTGTTGAAGGACAGCCATATGGTTGTCACTGTCAGTGACAGAGACGGGAACATCAGCACTCTGACCCTCGGTACCGATTACACAATTTCAGGAACGGGTCTGGTCAGGGGAGGCTCAGTGACACTGACAAATCCGTTGCCCGATAAGTGGAAGATCTCACTGGAGCGCGTTCTTCCTGCCGTTCAGGAAACAGACCTGCGTAATCAGGGCCGCTTTTATGCAGAAACGCATGAGGACGCATTCGACTATCTGACAATGCTCATTCAGCAATTTGGCTCATTACTGGATGTGTCTTTGCGCAAGCCCTCATGGCTATCAGATTATTACGATGCAAAGGACAACAGAATATCTAACCTGTCTGATCCCAAAAGCCAGCAGGATGCTGTAACCCTGAGCTATCTGATTAACGAGATCCGCAAGGCTGTAACTGCCAGCTCCGTCGACATGGGATCTCTATCGAACACTGATAGCCTGGCGCTTGGCGATGCTCTGATTGGAGTGAGGCAGCCTTTTACGGGGGCCATACCGCGAACTCAGCATGATAAAAATAGAGATAAAGTAACCTTCAAAGATTTTGGAGCTATCGGTGATGATACGCTGCATCAGCTATCAGAAAGGTTCACAACCTTGTATGAGGCTAAGCTTGAATATCCATTCGTTACTTCATTGTCACAGAGTATTGATTATGCTGCACTTCAGGCTGCTGCTAGTTCCGGGATTAAATGGACTTCCGCCCCAGATGATAAACTTTACCGCTATGTTATTAACGAAAGCATACTGATAAATTCTCACAATACCTCTTTCGATTTA